ATTACGTTGGTCGTTTGTTCCCATCCATGCCAAATGCCACCCAAGATCCTGTATGACTTTACCATCTTGAATAGGAAATCTAACATCATCCTGCATATTACCACAACGAATATTATTAAAACCACCATTTTTCCATATCTGTCCCTTTGTTGCAAAGAACATAGCACGCATCCAAATAAGCGGTTGACCATTGCGGTGATGGACACGCAGATCTGCACGACCTTGTAAATAAACAAGAGGTATTTTTAAAATCACGGATGTATTGGCGCGGCACAGGTTTGCTAACCATTCCACATGCTGAGGATTGATAATCTCATCGGCATCACCATAGATAAAAACGTCATCATCATTAAATTGATTAAAAGCATTGATACAAGCATCTTTTTGTAAACGCTCACGTACTCTTGCATATAATGAATCAATATTATTTTTATTAGTACCTGCGTTTACTCTATCAATTGCTAATGTTTTTAAATCTTCAGTTTCAGGAATATCATGCTCAATATAAATGATCTTTTCCATCGGCAAACCTTGATTACGAGCAATCTCAAGGAACCGACGCTCAACAGGTTCACCACTATGAGTTTTGTTACTTTCAACAATAATAAATTTATCAACAACATCTTTGAGTAGGTTAACTCTTAAATATAGTATTTCTTCATTTGTCGGTGCAAAAAACGGAAAGCAATCTACAATCATTATCTTCTCTCTAATACAGTCAGTCCATTACAATTTGTTCGGTGTGTATGGAATTGCCAATGCGGATTTTCAATTATAAAATCAATAATGGCAGGTAACAAACCACACCCCGGTTCACTCGGTTTAATCTTATTCCAACTTTCATCTTGAAGACCATAAGTTTGTGTATCATGGAACACTAGAAATTTCTGTGCTTGATTTCCGTGCAATGCAAGTTCTTGTCTCAATTGCTCGTTTGAGTGCCATGTATCAATAAACAACAAGTCAGTTGGTACAATTTCTGTTTTGAGAACATCTTGAATAATGTACTCAACCGATTTACCAGCATCTTTTGCAATTTCAAATAATCTATTTACTTGTTCGTTATATTCAATATCATATGAAATAAGTGTTACGTCACAGCATAAGAATGCTTTTGAACTTGCACCAAACCTAACACCCATTTCTGTAATATGGTCGCATTGGTCACCTAATGCTCTTAGGATTGGCAGATGCTCATCAATATCAGTTTTTGTATTGCAAGCATGCTCATAGTTCTGTTCTATAAATGTTTCCCAATTCATATGTCAAGCCACCTTTTATTTTCTAATGTCCAATGTACTACTTCATCAAGTCTTTTCTCAACAGGTTGAGGTGTCCATCCCATATTCGCCATTCTATCACCGCTGAGTGCATATCGAAGATCGTGACCGGGACGGCTACTGTGGAAATCCATAAACTGATAATTCAATTCCTTTCCTTGGGAATCAGCGATAAGCTGTGCAAGTTCCAAATTGTTTAATTCCGTAGCACCACAGATATTAAACTTAGGGCATTTAATTCCTGTGTTGTTTGTCATATCCAATGTGCGGTTGTGTTCCAATAAGAACATTGTTGCATCAGCTACATCTTCAGCATGGATGTAATGGCGTGATCCTGGAATTGTTTTTGTTTCATCACTGTGAATAGTTACCATACCGCCATCTCGAACATTCCTAATAGTCATTGGAATAAACTTTTCAGGATGTTGCCGTTGTCCAAATACGTTCATAGTATGCGTAATATAGATTGGCATATTGTAAGTATTTTGGTATGCAACAGCCAATTCCTCAGCACCAGCTTTAGATGCTGAGTAAGGATTAGTACAATTATAACGGTCGTACTCGTCATACTTAATACCATCAGGTGCAGGGCCGAATACTTCATCAGTTGAAAAGTATAAGAACCTTTCAAGGTTATCCTGCCTACGGCCATAATCTAAAAGATTAGCTGTACCCACTACATTGTCCATGACAAATTCCATAGGACGCTCGATTGAACGGTCAACGTGGGAACCTGCGGCAAGGTGAGCAATAATATCAACCTTACCAATGTCTGCTTCAAGCATTGGGTTGATTTCTGCTTTTAAATCATGGAAGATTGTCCGTACACGTTTACGTTCGGCAGGAGTTCGGTCCTGAAGTAAATCATGGAGTCGATTGAGATTGCCACTGTAATCTAACCGATCAAGTGTTACAATTTCCCAGTCTGTTCGGATAAGTACCTGGTTAATTAAATGGTGAGCAATAAATCCACCGCCACCAGTGATTAGTATTCGCTTCATAGTATAACTCCTCAGTCAATGCTTATTTCATTATAATCTTTCTTGTATTTTAAAGGCTTTCCTTCTTCACCTTTTTCCATACATTCATCACTGCAATACCAAACTGTTTCATCTTCTAACACATTGCCACACCATGTATCTATCGCTTTGTAAGATCCATTACTAATTTTTTCAAATAAAATGTGTTGTTTTTTGCAGCGATCCATTCTTATTTATTTACTTTAGCCAACCAATCTTTTTACCTTCGGCAATTCTTTTTTCGGCAATTTCTTGTGATCCTGGATAACGCCACGCCCACGTAACAATTAAGGCAAAAGTAATAAACAGATATAATGTTGCTTTTTCGTTTCCTGTACCAAACCACATAAATGCCAAGGATGTACTCATTACGGCAACCATCAACCATTTAGCCGCTGTTGGATATACACGGTATGTACCCCAGTTTTTAACAAATGGACCGAACCGTGGATGATTCATAATCCAATTATGCAGTCTGTCACTTGATTTGGCAAAACAGAATGTTGCACCTAGAATTGGTGTTGACCAAGGTAGACCGGGTAGTAATACACCAAGATATGCCACACCTACCAAAATAATTCCTAGGCAAAACCAAAATGCCTTTTTTACTTTACTCATAGTTTTTTCCTTTTTACTGAAGAAGGCATTTTCTAATTGATTCATTTCAATACTTCTTTCAGCGCTTCGACTAATTCCACCATCATCAAATCGGTATGGTATGGTGTAGGAGCAATACGTAACCTTTCGGTACCTGCCTCTACTGTTGGTGAATTAATCGGTTGAATGTATATACCGAATTCGTTTAGTAATCTATCCGATGCTTCTTTACATTTAAAGGCATCATTAATCATTACTGGGATAATGTGAGTACAAGCATTAGGATGTATATTCAATCCTGCTTCTTCTAACATTTGTCTGAGCTTTTTTACTCGTTCTTGTTGTTGATCTCTTAGACAAGAATGGTCTTTGAGATATTTTATACTGGCGAGTGCCCCAGCACATATAACAGGTGACATGGAGGTGGTGAATATGAACCCTGATGCAACCAATCTAATCGCATCAATAACTTCTTGCTTACCTGAAATATACCCGCCTTGTACCCCATATGCTTTTCCTAACGTGCCGTTGATAATATCAATATCATCGGAATATAAATTTAAATGTTCACAATAACCTGCACCTGTAGGACCATACAAACCAACCGCATGGACTTCATCTATATAAGTCATTGCGTTATATTTATGTGATAACTCAACGATTTCTTTAATAGGCGCAACATCACCGTCCATTGAATATACGGACTCAAACAATACGCAAGGAATTTGCTTATTCTTTTTTGCTGCCTTTAAACATTTCTCGAGATCTGCCATATCATTATGCTTAAAAATCATTTTAGGTGCACGGCTGTGCTTTACTCCCATAATGATTGAGGCATGGTTTTTATTATCAGATATAAAGCAAATGTTTGGGATGATGCGTGAAAGAGCAATTAGAGCCCACTCATTGGCAACGTATGCACTACTAAACAGTAATGCGTTTTCACGTTGGTGTAGTGTTGCAATTTCACGTTCAAGTGTTACATGGAAAACTGAGGTTCCGCCGATATTTCTCGTACCGCCGGAACCTGAACCTGTTTGATCTAATGCAGTATGCATAGCATCTATGACATATTGGTTTTGACCCATACCCAAATAATCATTTGAGCACCAATTAACAATATTCTTTGGTGCATATTTCCCATACCAAATAGCCCTAGGAAACTGACCTTTTTCACGGATAATATCATTAAATACTCGATATCTTCCGTCGCTTCTAAATGATGCAACCGTGTCTTTAAAAAATTTCATATATTCCATAATTTATGCTTCGCAGGCTGCGCACTCCATTGATGAAACTCGTTTCCGTGTTAATGATTGTGCTGCTGACATAGAATAACTATAATACAAACTTTTAACACCCATCTCATGAGCATATAGGTACAACGCATTGATTTCTTTAACTGAAAGGTCAGGATCAAGCATCAAGTTTAAACTTTGTGATTGGTCAATATACTGTTGACGAATAGCAGCCTGGTCAATAATTGTGTATGGATTGATTTCTGAGAATGTTTTGAATACTTCTTTTTCTTCCTCAGACAAAAAGATCAAATGTTGTACTGATCCATCAGCATTACGAATTGATTCCCAAACCTCTGATTTATCCTGATCTTTTTTCTTTAACAGTTTCAAAAGATACGGGTTCTTAATTGTCACTTTCATTTTTGCCAAGTCTTTAACATAACAGTTACTAAACTCAGGTTCAATTGATTGTGATACTTGGCCTAAAATAAAGCTTGATGATTTAGTCGGAGCAATTGCCATTGTTGTTGAATTACGACGGCCATAACCTTTTAGCAAAGGTGGTTCACCAAGTTTGTCCGCAAGTTCAGCAGATGCCATGTATGATCTATCATGGAATGTTTTAGCAATTTCAACATTGAGCTGTGCTGCTTCTTTTGATTCAAAAGCAATCATCTTTGATTGCAAATAGGAATGCCAGCCTAGTACACCTGCACCTAATGCCCGATGGTTCATAGCAAAGTCACGAGCACGTTTCATATAAATTTGACCTTCAGTCTTATTAATGAATTCTTGACATACAGTATCAAGGAACATAACCAAAGTTTCAATTGCATCGGTTTCTTTAATCTCATCCCAATGTAATAAATTTAGTGATGATAGAACACAAGTAAATGTTTCTTCGGCGCTTGACGGTAATGCGATTTCAGCACACATATTAGATGCGTGTACTTTCATATCCTTATCTTTATAAACATCAGGACGGCCATTGTTTACATTATCAGAATACAGAATATATGGAAAACCAACTTCAGAACGGCGCTGTAAAACTTTTGCCCACAATGCGCGTTTCTGTGGATCACCATCTTTCATTTCTTTAATGAACTTATCGGAAACAGTAATGCCTGTTGTTAACCCTTGAATAGGATTACCTTCTGTTGCAATGTCAAGGAACTCATCAGCATCGGGGTGTTCAATATCTTGATATGCTGCAAAGAAACCACGACGGACAGAACCTTGTGATACAACTGATGCCAATGTATCATACATCTGCATAAAATGTACTGAACCTGACGACTCACCTTGATCTGTGATTTCAGCACCTCGCCCACGGACAGCACCAAAGTAACCTGACGTGCCACCACCGTTTTTCATTAGCATTCCATTTTCAGCATGCCCAAATAAAATTGATTGCATACTATCATCAATATATGATCCAAAACAAGATACAGGCAAACCACGTTCTTTACCATAATTTGCCCACACAGGTGACGCTAATGAATAATAACCTTTACTCATATACCCATAAAACTTGTCACTAAATCCTTTGATATCCAAGTACTCTTCAGCTTTATCAGCAATATCTCTAATTCGTTGCTTAGCTGTTTCACCTTTACTCAAATAACCTCTTGATAAAAATGTCCTTGAGTCTTCGTTTAGCCAATAAAAATCTCTCATAGTGTTTTCCTTTTAAAATAAATCATCTTCGGTGAATGCCTTGGTTTTCTTTGAATATGCAGTTGAGCGTTTAACAAAGAAGTCAATATTCTTTGTACTCAAAATTTCTTCAACAAACCAATCAGTACTCTTTACGGCTTCCTCGTCAACATCATATAAAGGCTTCATATCAATTGCCTTTAATGATTGATTGAAACGATGCTTTAGGAATTCTTTGACAGTCGCTTTAGGTAGAAAATCGAGATCGGCATCACCATAGATCCAATCAACAATTGCAGACTCTGCTTTAAATGCATCACGGCACAGGCGGTTGACTTCAGCAATACTATCTTTGTCAAACCAATCAGGATTTTCTTCACGGATAATGTTTACAAGCTCAAATCCGAAACGAGCATGGATATCTTCTTCTTTTGATGTTGCCTCAACAGCATTAGAAATACCTTTAAGTAAATTTCTATGTTTATTAAACGCCATCATAATTAGAAATTGTGAAAACAGTGATACGTTTTCAACAAACATTGAGAATAGGATAATCTTATGGAAGTAATCCTTATTATCAACAGGTGCTGCAATTGATTGCTCAAGATAGGCAATGCGTTTTTTCATTGCAGGAATTTCTACAACCTTTTCAAATTCATCATTGAGACCCATAATTTCAATGAGATTAGAATAGGCATCGGCATGGCGTACTTCTGATTCACCAAATGTTACACCAACACCTTGTACTTCAGGCTTAGGAAATTTATCACCAATCTTTGCCCAAAATGTTTTTACCTGTACCTCAATTTGTGAGATAGCAAGCATTGCTTTTTTAACAATATCAACCTCAGACTCAGTCATACGCACTTTCATATCCTGGATATCGGACGAATAATTAAACTCGGTATGTACCCAATATGAATGTCGGATAGCATCAGTATACTCAACGAGTTGCGGATACTCATACGGTTTAAGGTTTGTACGTTTACGGAAAATGTCAGGTTGGTTGTTAAAACGAAAAAGGATATACTCACGAGCTAAGTCGTGTAATCCCATATCCATCATCACGTTCTCAACTGTTTTGTGTACTGTATCAACATCAACAATAACATCCTCAGCATCTTCGTTAATACTTTTTGTAACTTCAAATGCAATTTCACCAGGTAAGGATTTTGCTCGAATACCAATTGCTTTCATAGCATTATTAACCGCATATGCAATCTTACTTGAATCAAAACTCTTTGTTGATCCGTCACGTTTAATAACGTAATTTACTATATCTTTAGGTAGTGCTCGGGAGTCAAACATTCGGTGAACCTCTTTCGTATGTGTTAAGGACAGAAAAACCGCACCTTGAGGATGTGGCATATTTTGTGCTAATAGGGATTATTCTTACCATAGATTGCCATGGTACTCATATTTATCATTCCAGAAACCATTTTCCGGTATATAAAAATATTTATTTTTGGACATAAGTATCAATCACTGGAAATATTTTGGATATAGCGCAAGCAACTTCACGGGCAATTTCCATATGTTCTTTTTGAGTTCCGTTTGCTGAACGCAGTTCAATATAATGGATCCATGAACGAATAGAACCTTGCATATACAAACGAGAAATGGTATTACCTTCGGGTAATACAGCACGTGCCTGTTCTTTTGCAATACCGTTTTCAATGGCCCAATTGTATGCATCCTTTGCAGCACGGATAACTTCACCTTGCTTTGATTCCCACATCATTTGCAACCGTTCATCATCTGAGTCAATGCTGTTCTGACGGTTTTTGAGATCCTGTAGACGTGCTTCACGCATTACAAAAGTGTTATCCATATCTCTCGGATCGGCGTATCGTTGACTAAATTCTTGAAAGGCAAACGAACGGTGACGTAACATCTGACGCGCAATATCCCGCGTTGTTTCAATTTCTAATGTCGCATTTGCCATTTCAAATGGTGACCAATGAGCATGCTTTGCAAGATAGGATAGCAACTTAGGTGCCGTTTCTTGGTTCAATTGATTACTCGGGTTTGATACTCGAGCACAGTATGCAATCAAATCTTGAACATTATCAAGTCCAATGATTTCACCTTCTACAGGTTGAGTATATCCAATAAGTCTGGTTTTCATTTTAGTTCCTCTATGTTTTACGCCAATCAGCAAATTTTAATTTTGCAGTTAAGCCTCTATATGTGTTTTCTTCGATTACCTTTTCGGCATTTATACCTTCAAGAACCATTTCATTAATGTCTTTGCCCGGCAAATTACTTGGCCAAATACAGATACCAAGACCTGCCTCAATTACCTTTTCCATACGCTTGTGTATTTCTTTATTACGTGGTTCAGCATCAAAAACAAATACGGCATTATCAGTATTATCAACACCTTTTGTATTACCTTCGGCGCCTGCCATTGCTACAGCATTCTGTAAAAAGAAAGAATCAATTGCACCTTCTGTAATATAATATACATCATTGAAGTCTACTTTGTCAAGGCCAAATATCTTAGGTCTGTCCTCAAACATAATAGTTATATAACGCATTCCGTAATCACTAAACCCACGAGCTGATACGCCAAAACATTTACCGTTCTTATCAAGAAAAGGTATGATTAGGCGTGGCTCATCTTTACCAACATTTTCAAACTTGTTTGGTATTACACTATTAATCCATGTTTTAAACTTAGGAGCATAATACAAACGATAATGTTGGTGAGGTGGTATTTGCCGTTGCTGTATATATTTTTTGACTGGGTGGTCGAACTTTAGTTGACTAACCTTTTTAATCTTTGATAGCGGGTTAGTCTTATTAAAGGTTGGTGCCTTAGTTTTAAACTGTTCGGTATTATCATCCTTAGTAGATTTTGAATGAGTATTCGCAACAAACTTTTCAGCTATATAGTCATTATACAATACTTGATCCTGACCTTTCAAAAAGAATGAAAAGCTTTGGCTTGAAGCACAGTTATGACAATAGAAGTGAAACGTATTTTTTGACTCGAGTAACCACCCACGTGATTTTGAACGTGACTTTTGACTGTCTCCACATATGGGACAACGAAAGTTGATTTTGTAAGGATTGGTGTTGCGTATTCTGAAGTTTTCGAGTCGGCCAGATAACATCTGGGCATACTTCAGCTCTGTAAAGTCAACCATAATATAAAGCTCAATTGTTAATGTATAAATCTATAATATTACAGATTTAAAGGTTTGTCAACCAAATAATTCTGGCCAATTTACTCTCGCAATGAAAATTAAAACAACAGCTCCAATACCCATCATATAATAACGCCAGTTCTCAAGATGATTGATCTTTTTTTGTTGGTCGTTAATTCTTTGATGTACTGATTTTTCCATGTTGTCAATTTTGTCTAATATTTCTTTGACGTGGTTATTTCGCTTATCTGCATTATGATCTGCTAAACGTTGATGATCCTCTCTTGAAGATCGTCTATACTCTTCAAGTCTATCACTTAAAACATTCATGCGTAGTTCATCGGTGCGTTTTGTTTCTTCGCACAGCTTTTCAACATCATCTAACTTATCTTTAGTGTTATCTAGGACTTCATTTTGAACAGCAACGTTTTTAGACAGTTCTGCCATCATGTCCATAGAATCTTCAACTCTGTTAAAGAATTTTTGTATTTGCTTGATATCCGATTTTATTAGGGCGATATCTGTTTCCCAATTAGATTGTGCCAATTTTCTAGCCTTTTTACTTTAGGTGCCTGCAAATCACCTGTGATTAAATAAAAAAAGAAAACAAACACTATGCTCCCCTTAAATGTATCACAAATCTATAGTATTGTCAATATTTATTCTTTTAATGCTTCCTCGTAGTACACAATTATCGCTTTTTGTTCATTAATATAGCGACGCAATTCAGCAATACCTAATGCAAGATTTTCGTATCCTTTTGATGTTACAGCAAAAACAACAACAGATCCTTGTTGAGCTTCAATTTCATCAATCTTTTCTTCCAAATTTTCTTCGGTGATAACATACCAATCTACAGGCGGAAAATCTACTTTAGCCGGCCTACCTTGAATAGGAATGTTTTGCTGGATGTATTCAGTCGACGTTACTACTGTCGGTTCCACTGTCCTCCCCGAGCATGCTGTTAGGAGTATCATCAACAGCACTAGGAGGAGTAGTTTCATCGGCAATATCACTGATAAGTCTTTCAACAGCATTGTTTACCCTTTCTTCCAAATTTTGCGCGTCAGTTAGCGCTTCCATAGTTAAATCAATTCGCGCAAATTTAGCACGCAAAGTATTTAAATACTCTCGTGATTCATTTAGTTGCGCTGTCAGGTTTTGATTGAGTTTTTCGTTACGTTCTGCATCTGCGGCCATTGTGTCTACAGTATTTTGTAGAGTTTCCGCCGCAGATGCTAATTGAACGTTATTAGTACGAAGTGTTGAAATGGTTGCTTCCGACCATTCATAATATGATTTAGCACCATATCCTACACCACCAATTAAACCACAGACAATAAGTAACAGATATAGTTTTGCCATATGTTAAGAAGACTTACTTTTCGTCTTCGTCCTCATCGTCATCATCATCTTCGTCCTCATCGTCATCATCTTCATCGTCGTCGTCTTCATCTTTTGCTTCCATTGCTTTTTTGTATTTCTCTGCCAATGCAGCCATAATACGCTCTTCAACTTCAGCTTCAAATGCTTCTTTCAGATCCAATGGCTTTTCAGACATTGCCGCTTCTACAATTTTCTCTAGTGACATTTTGTGTCTCCTTTGTTTAATTCCGTCATTTATTTATTTATTTAAACATCTTTGCTTGTGTAGCAGGACCTACAATACCATCTGCAACCAATCCGTTCATCTTTTGCCATTTTTTAACAGCAGTAAGAGTTCCAAATCCAAAATCGCCATCAGCTCCTACACCAATTGCCTTTTGCATTTTAGCAACGTCATCACCTTTCATACCTTTGCGTAGTGTACGCACACCTGCAGCTTTCTTAGGTGCTGCTTTTTTAGGTGCAGGCATTTCACCACCGAGGATGGCTAAGGCTGATTCCCAACGACGGTTACGGTCATCTAATCCAATTGTACCACCATTAATCTTTTTTGTCAACCCCACATTATCACCATTATCGGCATATTTGTCGAGTTTATTAGATGCCCAGAACCAGCATGCTGACTCAATAGCACCTTTTGGTGTTGCTACATATTCTGCAGCTTCCTCGGCTGACATTCCAACGGACTTTCCAAAAGCCGCGTAATTATTTCTGCCCGTAAGCTGTTTGATACCTCTACCCCTAAATAGCCAGCCATCCCCGGGTTCAGTGTTTCCCAAAGCTCCTCGCTTGGATCTAAACTCGTCTTGATAGACATAGTTTGCAATCTTTTCCTGGTTTCGAGCGTATTCTTTAGCATTTCGTTTTCCTTTTCCGAAATAGCGACTAAACACCGAGTTCAATGCTTTTTCCGAATAGTTAAGGTTTTCAGTTAAACGTGTAAAGTCTGCTGACTCATGAGCACACTGTGCCATAAAGCCTGCAATTCTATTTGGAGTATTAATGTTATATTCATCAAACTTTTCCACTGCCGCATCAAACCACGGTTGTGGATCTTTGTTAGTTGGGATCATAGCGCTAAATTGCTCTATAGTAATCATTGTAGGGTTCTCCTCATCATATCCTTAATCTTTTTCTTTTTCTTTTTGTTATCAATTCCCGACGCATCCATATTAGCAATTGCACCGGTACTTACTGCATTGGCTGGCATTTCTTCTGTAATTTCAGGTTTTGTATCAACAGATTTTTTGGGATCATTCTGTGACATAGAACCAGATTTTACAACACCAGACTTCTTGATTTTATTAACAAGTTTTATATTACGCATATTAGTAGCTGATTCTTTTAGTCTATCCATAATCCAATCTTTAGCGTTGGCTTTACCGTACTCAGTGGTTTCCCACTCCCAGCTGTTTCTACGCTTATCCCAAACCATAACTTTCCACTCACCTTTATGGCGTTCATTGTGATCTAAGGATTTTTCTATTTGATATTTCTTTCCACCAATAGTGGCTTGTATTTCGCCGTTTGGTCCAGCTTTTTTCCAACGTGGAGAAGCAGCTTCTTTAATTTCAGTTTTTGGTTTTTTCTTATACGTATCCAAACCTTTTTTGTCGTTTGAAGCCATACGATCTGCTTTATTTGATTGCACTTGTGCTATTCTTTTAAATGCGCCTTCT